ATCCTCAGGTTCGCGAGGCCCATCTCGTCTTGTCTGGTCAGGCCCGCGTCCTCAAGCCACTCACTGAATGTCTTCATGCCCTATCTAGCCATTTTCATGCTATTTGTTGAAATTCAAATAGAAATCTACCGCTTTTCTATAGTCCTCGTCTATGGTCCTAAAACTATCAACCAGCTTTAGGGTTTCATCATCTGGTTTGGGGTAGTCGGACATTAAATGCCTTGCATGAGAGTGCCAATATTCATGAATTGCTATTATTGATTCTGGCGGAACCACTTCGCCCATAACATAGGTCGGACTCCTAAAACATGGAGAATTCATAGAGTTATCGCACACCGGCACAGAAAACTCTACTGTGGCGATCCCTTGTTCGTATAAATCTCCATAAAAAGGATTCTCGGTAGCCCAAATAACAGTAGGATCCTGATTTATCTTGCCTCTTGAACGAGACTTTTGTATTCCATTCTTGCGAATTGAATCTACGTTGCGGTCGCTTGTCTGGTGGTATAGTCTCACATGACCAGACGGTATAGAGGCGGTACCGGGTTCTGGCGGCAGTTCTTGATTTGCCAAAGACTCAAGTAGCCACTCACTGAATGTCTTCATGCCCTATCTAGGCCTATTCTTGGCATATTTTTCGTTGTCCGCGGGCGACTAGCCTTCTTGTGTAAAATAGGGCGAATTGCTATATAAAGACATGAAAACCTTCGTGAAATGGCTGGAAGAAAATGCGGTCGCGGTCAACTCGCAACCCCAGCACTCCGTCCAAGCCGCGAACCAACAGCAAGCTGCCCCACAAGCCCAGCCCGCCGGGCAAAAAGTGATCGTCTACCCAAACATGCAGGGGGCAGACAACGCGGACGACGTCAACAAAGGCCAGCAGGCAAACCTCAAGGTGGAGGACTGCATAGGGAACGAACCGGGAAAAGACTTCAACTACTTCAAGACGGGATCGAGCGACAAGGGAAAGATGATTGATTACGTCAGCAACATGGTGAAGTCCGCGAAGGAGAAGGGGACGGCATCCTTCGCTCCCATCAAGGCCATCAAGCACCCCTTGCTGCCAAGCAAATACCTCGTAATAGACGGGAACCACCGCCTCGGAGCCTTCAAGATAGGAGGCATACCCGACATCAAGGCTATCGTCGTCGGAGAACAAGACGTCGTCTTGGCGGTGCCGGGCACGAAATGGCAGAAGGGCGTCACCCCACAAACCATCGCAATGGACCAAGCCATGAAGAGTGGCGTAGACCTCAAGACCTACTTCAACACCAAGGAACTAGCCATCCCTCAGAACGACCAATGGGTGGCTTCATTGAGGATGCCCACGCAAAACAACCAGCCTACGCCCAGATAAAAAAACTCATGCCCTAGGCCTTCTTCCCCGCATATTTCTCGTTGGCCGGCCGAAACCAATTGGAACTCATTTACCCATCATTCTCTCATATTTATCAATTTCTTTTTGAATGTCACTGACTAATTCAGATTCAATCTGACGCAATGTGGGTTCGGCAAAAGTTGGCAACATCTCTCCTATTGTCAAAAATTCTTCTTTGACAATTTGGTAGAAGTTAAGAAAGTTTTGAATTTGCGAGTCTTGATGGTCATCTCCAAAAACGCTTGTGTAAATTTTCCAAGCATTATTCATGGATTGAATAAGGTTTTTATTTTCTGGCGCGTAGTCTTTGAAGAATTCTTTTGATTTCGCGAGAACGTCTTCTGGTTTGCCTGAGCGTATATCCACGCCAGTTTTGTAAGGCAAATTGTCCACCGCATTGGCTATTTCTTGCTTGAATAAATCATAAGCCGCTTTGTATTTGTCATTGGCGGCCTTGTTTTCCTTGCTAATTCGCCATTCTCTGGGAGCCATTGAAAGCGCCACCGTCCATCTTTGCATCATTCTTCCGATGATGGTATTTAGGTGAAACCCCCTGGTCAGGCTTTTGATGTGATTCAAGGGCGCCGTTGTGAAAAGGGGCAAACTTGCTGTCATATTGATGCTCTGAATTTTTTTGGATTCTTGTTCAGCGTCTACATCTTTATAAGACTCAAGCCACTCATAGAATGTTTTCATGCCCTATCTAGGCCTTCTTGTTTGCGTATTTCTCCTTTGCCGACCGACTCCTGCACTCCTTGCACTTGCTGGCATAACCGTCCGAACGCCCCTTATCTGCTCCATATTCCGAGAAGGACAGGACCTGCTTGCAACCCAGGCACTCCTTGCATCCTGAAGCGGCATGGGGATTAGCCTTCTTCTTCTTGGGCCTGCTGCCCGCTATATGCCCTCCCTCGCGCTCGCAGATGTACCTGCCGTTGCGGGCTATGTTCTTGTCATGCGTCAGTCTGAGGGCCTCGTGGGTCGCCTGGCAGTACTCGCAGAAGACGGAGACCTTGTCGGTGGCGATGTGTGAGTGGTAATACTTGTTGGCCTTGCGCCTGTCCACATCCTCCCTGTAGGCGTGGTAGTCAATCCCCGTGGCCTGCGTACGGTACTCGTCCGCCCACCTGCGTATCTCGTCGTACTTCATGCCGAGGTCGTCCTCCGTCATCACCTGGAACTCCCAGCCGTTCTGGAGGGCGTGGCGCCTGCTGTCGTTTATCTGGTCCCTGAACTCGTCCAGCCTCTGCTTGGGCTTCATCTCTATGGCCTTCTTGTTCCCGCCCTTGTAAGTGACGAGGCAGTCAAGGCACCTCCCCCGGCCGTCTATACGGAACCCTAACTGGGTCTCGAAGTCCAGAACCTCCTCGTCTTGATCCAGCATCCAGCACATGCGGAGTTCGTAGGAGGAGTCGTAGGCGAGTTGCCTGCCGGTCTTCTTGGACTCGAACACGCCCCGTCTCTTGGACTTCTCGTACTTGTTGGTCGAGTGATTCTCCGCGGTCATGACCGATAGCTTCTGCTTGAGCTCCTTGCCCTTCTCGGTCTCATAGAAGGCCTTTTTGGCCTCCGCCATCTTCTGGCAGGTCTCTGGGGATCGCTTGTAGGAGGTGGCCTCCGATATCTTCTTCCTACCCTCCTCTGTGTAGCAGCATGTTCGGCACTTGAAGACCCCGTGCTTCTTGATGTTCACGGCAGCGGAGCCTTTTCGGAGCGTCTCAACCCTGTCGCATCCCTCGGTCCCGCACTTGATGGTGACCCTATCGGACGGAAGGAAGTCTGGATAGATATGATCCAGCCTTTCAAGGCTCATCTTTTCTTTGCTATCCGGCTTGGACTTGGTCTTCTTCATGGATGCCGAAATCTTCAGGCGGCATTCATGTGTCTTCTCCTTTCCTTTCTGGCAGCAGGCCTTACAGATCTTAAAGAACGGTGGACTCCCAACCATCCACGACTTCCTCGCCCGCACAGACCTATCTCCACCGCACTCGGGACATTTGACTTGGTACATGGGTTTTTCCTCCTGCCCATATCATAGTCCTGCACTTTCCAATTTGTCAAAACAGATTTTTTGCCCGCAAAACAGTTTTTTGTTTTTTGAGGTCAAAAGTCAAACAAAAAACCCCCCGGTCTTGCGACCGGAGGGTTCTTGTTCAAAAAGCCCTTGAAAACAAGGGTTATTTTCAGATGACGAAGTTGGCAATCGAGAGGCGGGCGTAGAATTTCGCGCCCTCTCTTAGCAACTTCTTCCCATACCTTGTTAAAATTCCCTTGCGAGGACAGAAGGACTCTGGGTCGAGCACAACTGGGGTCTGGGTGAGCGGGACGTACGGGCAATAGAAATATCCACTGTCCATATAACTGTCACCCTTGTAACCCATCAAGATCTGTCCCGTCGGGAACAGCGGATCCTTGTAGATCCTCCAGCGGTTGTTCACGGTGCCGACATACTGGATGCCGAGCGATGACGTGAAGCCTTCCGAGGGGGCCGGAGCGAAACCAGCGGTTGCCGTCTCGAAGATCGAGGCGACTTCTGGGCTGGTCACGAGCCAGTTGCAGCCACCGCGGAGCGTCTTGCGATGCACCACGTTGCTGACCTCGACGACCTTGACGTAGAGGGACTCGTACTTTTCCTTGATGGTGTCACCAAGGGCGGTATTGAAGTCCCACGAGGCCACGGTGCCGGCGTTGTTGCGCAGGTCCGAGAGAACCTCACGGTCGATCTCGAGGTTGATCTCCTGGGCCAGAACTGCGGTGAGCTCAGCCTCGGCGTCGAGGTTGTGCTGCGAGCGGAGGTCCTGCTGGGCTTCGTAGCTCCAGACGGCCTTCAGCTTGCGGGTCTTGGCGGCGATCTCCTCCGACTCGATGACGAGGTTGATTTCGGGGATGTCCTGGTTGCATTCCATGTTGTACTCGTACGAGACAACGATGTGGTTGGCACCTGGGTCGTTGTTCCACGTCAGGGTCATCTCACCGGTGGTCAGGTTCAGCGTTGCGCTGGTTGCCTTGTTGGTGGGAGTTCCGATGTCGTGGAAGGTGAACGTGCCCGTTTCCGAGACCACGTAGGTCTGGACTGCGACGTTGCCGTCGTAGACGGTTCCGGTCACGGTACCTGCGAGGACGGGGGTGTGCTCAAGCACGTGTGAAGTGCTGGTGCCTCCCGCGTCGGTCGCACTCGACTCGTTCTCGATGAACTGGTGCGAGTAGTACACGCTCAGGTTGGCGTCGCCTGAGGCGAGCTGCTGGAGCGAGTTGGCGTCGTCGGTGGGGAAGCCGCTCTTGTGGGCTCCACGGACGCTGCCCTTGTTGCTGCCGTACCTAAAGCGGAGGTAGTACACGAGGCCGGTCGGGCCGAGCAGTGGCTGGACCGAGACGACCTTGTTGGCTATCAGCTGCGGATAGATACGACGGACGAGTGGAATCGAGATCCTCTTGAACTGGGCGACGTCGCCCGAGTCGGTGGAGGACTCGTTTATCAGGCGCTGGTTTTCGAGGAGAACGGCAGTGCAAGAACGTGTGTACTTGTCGCTTATGTTCTCTAGCAAACCGGTCTGCGCCCAACGAGATTCCAGCTCCTTTGCTTCATTCAGGAACTTTGCATTAGCTTGCATTTGGTTATTCTCCTTGGTTTAACTAGAAATGGTATCCTCAGTCTTCTTTCTTCGTTCCGGCGAGTATCTGCATTTGACGTAGCAGATCCGGATCGAGGCTCTCGACTAAGGTGTTGTCAACTTTGTTTGCCCTCGCAGGCTTGGCGGTCTTGTCTCCGGTCCATTCGGCGACTAATTCCGCCTCGTTGACGGCACGTCCTCTCCCCTGCACATTCTTCGCTCTTTCGGTTCTTTCTTTCTTCTCACTTCTGGCCGACTCGGTGATCACCTTCTGGTGCTCCCTGACGGACTCGTTGAGTTTGTTGTTCTCGGCTCCGAGGCGGATGTTGCGGGCCTCGAGGATCTTGACCTGCGTCTTGATCTCCTCGAACTTGCGGGCGAGTTCTTCGTTCTTGCCCGAGTCTGCCGCGATGGCTCCGTCCTCGCCGATGTAGTTGGCCACTGCCTCGACGATCTTCTCGAGGGTGACTTTGTGTTCGCTGGTGCGCGGGTCGCTTTCGAGTTCCTTGCGGGCGTTCTCGTAGATCTCCGTACCCTTGTACTGGAGGAACTGGTCGACCTTGTCGACCATGTACTCCTTCATCTCCTGGAGCTTCTTGTCGAAGCTGTCGTACATTTCGACTTCGATGTTCTCGTTCTTGCCTTTCTCGGCCTGTAGCATCTGGTAGGCCTCTTCGTAGCCTTCCTCCATGCTGCCTTCGAACTCCTTCTGCTGGGTCGAGAGGCGGGTGCGCAGGTCCTGTATGATCGCGTAGGCTTCCTTGTAGCCCTTGATCGCGGTCTCTTCGGCTCCCTTGAGCTCGTCGGACAGGTCGGCGTACGCTTCTTCAAGCTTGGCGTTAAACTCGTTCTCGAGCGACTGCTTTGCGGACTCAAGTTCCGTCTTGACCGCTTCGGTCACATCGGCTACAGCGTCCTCGGGGAGCAGCTTAGTCAAAGCTTCAACTATTTTGTCCATTTGGTCAACCTCTCTTTATGGCTTTGGCCTGTTTCTGGATGATTCCGCCGAGGGCGGCAAGAACGATGTCCTTGTTCAGGATATGTATGCCGCTGGCTTCATTTTTTACTGACACTCGGGTTTCCTCCGGGGTTCCCGTGTGCGCCGTGCTTTCCTTGGAGACCACTTTCTCCTGGAATGCCTGGCTTGTGCTCGGGTCGGCTACCGCGTCGAAGGTGATGAGTTTGTAGCTCTCTCCGATGACCAGGATGCCTTCCTCGTTCACTTTTCCGTTGCCCACGCCCCGGCTGGATATTCCCACTCTGACGCCGTCGTTTATGAGTGCCTTGAGAATCTTGCCGTGCGGGGTGTTCAGTATTACGCCCTCTCCCATGAGGGTCTTGCCGTCCCACCAGAGTCTGCTGATCTTGTGGCTGGCGTTGGCGAAGTGGACGATTGAGTCGGTGGGGTGGTCGAGTTCCCCGATCAGTCCGCCGTTCTTTATTGTCTCCTGTAGGCCCTTCACGTTTTCGTTCAGAACGTTGAACGGGTAGGTCCTCTTGTTCTTGTTGATGGCGTCGGCCTCCTGGAACTTGCCCCGGAACTTGACGATGCCGTTGTTGCCGGCGGACTCCTGCAGGTCCATCTCGTTGAGGATTGCGCAGCCGCTGCCTCCGAGTATGAGCCTGTTCTCGAACACCGACCCGGGGGTCATTTCGTACTCTAGAAGAAGTTTCATTTCATTCCTTGACGGACTTCGGCGTTACCGAGCCCTTCGAGTAGGGGTTCTGCAGGTTGGGCCATGTATCTTCGCTGCCCCAGTGGGCGAGCTGTCCACTGTCGGATTCGACATCCTTCTCGCCGACGATCTTCGGAAGGTCTGCCTTGGGGATGTATGGGTTGTCTATCTCTGGGTAGACGCCTGCACCGCCGAGATTGCTCCAGCCGTCTCCCTCGAGCTCGCTTGCGGCCTGGCCCCTGTAGTCCTTGCCGTCGCTGGTGTAGTGGGCGCCGGGGGTTGATCCTTCCATGTCCGCTGGTGACTGGGAGAATCTGCCCTTCTTGGCCAATTCGGGGTGTTCGCCCGTGCTGGTCACGACCGGCTCGGATGTCTTCCACTCCTCTGGCTCGGTGGCCTCGACAACGTCGTAGAGCCACTCGGCGGCTCCCTCAAGGACTTCGATGTCCTGGTCGGCCCTGCCCGTCACGATGGGCAGGAGTGCGTCGAGGTGGCTTGCCGTCTCGTTGGCGACATCGGCGTTGCCTTCTTCCCTCGCGAGTTGGTGGACGGTGCGAAGCGAATCGTAGACATCTACGAACGCCTGCATCTCCAGTTCGGTGGACTCGTCGAGCTTGCCGTAGAACTCGTCGGCGATGCGACGGAACTCCGTGTAGGGGTCGGCGGCCTGCTCGTTGA